GCATCGTATGCCAGAGTATGGCTCGCTCCACACAGGGACTAGGAAAGGCTTTCCACCGCGCAACAAACTGATTAGAAAACTGAGTGGCTGAGACAAAGAAATTTTAGTCTTCGCCGACCACTCTATCAATTTATTGATAGCGATGTAAACTTCAGGATCGTTAAGCAAAGAGGTTACATAAAAGGGCGTTACATCAACGCCTCTAAAATAATCTCCTCCGCAACTTTCCCTGAAGGGGCCGTTAGCGTAAGATTTATCGCGGTTAACGATAAACCCCGCTCCCTCTAAAACGTTAACTACTTCGTCATAAATGCCTACGGGGACAATAATATCATCTCCATAGACAGCACAACGAGAAGTATCTATCGTGTTGCGTTTACCCCAAGTCCTTCTTCTGGACCCAACGGCATACACAAGCGATAGGATGATAAGCGTCATTAAGGAAAAGGTATAACCATTTCCCATGGTGCACATCATGTTAAGTTTAACTTCCTCACCATCTGGTGTGGTTATGTACTCACTTCGAATTTGCATTAGAAGCGAGTACCACTCAGGTGGAAGAAGAAGACGCACTAATTTTGGTGTGATCAGATCGCTAGCCGACTTTAAGTCGAGTGTCGCGAGAGATCCGTCAACAGATCCAAGATAAGCAAGATGCTTATTCTTCTCTTGTTGATCGGTTAGATCTATACCAGCAAGCTTTAGAGCCCCATTGATATATGTTCCTGCAGCAAGCTGCAGAGCCATATTACCTGAAGGTTCTATAGCTATAGTGCGTGAGGTTTCCTGGTTTTTTGGGACACAGGCTAACACGCTACCGCTCGTTAAGGAGATACCCTCAACCCCTCTGTGGCAATCATAAGCCTTGAGGTGTGGGTTCATCCGACGTATTAAACGTACGAGCGGGGCGGCTCTTTCTGTAGCCGTAAAAGGCGACAATATCTTTTTGACGAAATGCGTACCTTTGATGCCATTACTGGTACCAGGACCGAAACGCCAAAGAGATAAAAAGAGCCCAACATCGAGAGGATTCTGAATTGAATCACTAACGTGTAACTTCGTGAACCGCTCTAAGAGCGTAACGATGTATAGACGTGCAGTGTTCAAAATGATCGGATCAATGCAAACAGGAAGAAACTCATCCTATGAGTTAAACCGTTTGAATTCCTCGATCGCCAGAACATCCAAAGACTTGTTACCCATAAGCATACGCTTATGGGCACGAGCCTTGAGCCTATTGAGAGCAAATTCTTGCTCTTCAGTAAGGTCACTTCGATTAAAGGTGTTAATTTGTTGTAAGAAAGAGCTGAGTCTCTCATTTCCACGTATACTCATAAGGTACCCCTTAATGAAAAAAGAACAAACTCTACAGCAAGCCGTTGACTAGAGTGTCACCGATTGCAGCAGAGTTCCCATATAGGAAGCCAAAGTGCGCGCTAACCATAGCGCGAATTTCTTCGGGTTCATATGTATCACAACCCGCAGGTATCTCGAATGTTGTTGTAATCCGAGGTACTAGGCCAACTTGGTTGGCAGAAGGTTGTGCACCTTTTCGTGTAATACACTTATAGGTGTTGTTTGGGATGTTCTTGATAATCCCGGTGGTTGGGTTCGCTTGAGGCAACGTTTGAAGTTGCTGAGGGCGGAAGAACGAGATAGTGAAAGGTTTACTTACACTATGAACGTCAACACCGGTCTGAGTACCACCAACTGCAGTGATCGCGTATTGCTTAGCGTTCACTGACGGAGGTGTATCAGATGTGATTGTATAAGTGGGACTGGTAAAACCAGTTTGAGCTGACCCCGTAATAGGGCTTGAAGGATTTAAGGCCATTTGGCTTTCTCCGAAACGAACATGAAATAACTTAACGCTTGCCTAAAATTGCGGCAAGGTTAAGGGCTTTATTAAACCAGTTATCCGCTATCTGATCAACACTTTTAAAGTGAAGAGTCCGATGGGGGAGTTCTGGTTGTATAGTGCGGGTAAAGGAACCATCGATAACAACGCAGTGTTCAAAAGTGAACTCTACGTCATGTATGGTCGGGTCATTGCCAACAATAACAGGACCGAAGTCATAATGTTTTATGGCTCGGTAATGTGTTGCTAATGTGCAATAAATTGTGTTCCCTGCTGGAGCTGTAAAGTAATCGGATAAAAATTCTCCGAAATTTACAAAGTAGTCGAAGACCCATGAATATGGAGTCAACTCCCACATAGCAGGCACGATATCGCCAAATTGTAAACCAAATTGTTTATCAATTGAGGCATAATCGTTAGCACTATCAATAAGAATCTTGACACCTGCATCGTATTTATACGATAACGAGTGCTCAACTCTTAAATTGTGCTGACACGCGGTATGAGCGCCAATGGCTAACGAACCAAGATTTTTCTGGTGAGTCATCCATTTCTTCTCAGCCTTCCCGTAGTATCGCTCAGATCTAGGATCAGAGTAATACGCACCCAACGCCTGACCTAAGGCTTCAGCTTGACCTAACATGGGTTTAATCCCAAAAGACCAAGCGAGCCACAAGTCAGACGCCCTCGCTACGGCGTTTCTCGCGTGAGCGGGTGACATATGCCGTATAGCGTATTTTATGTCAACGAGCGTCCTAAGGATATTAGTGAGTGATTGCGCGATAGCCTTTATTGTGCTACGCAATTCAGTCAATTCACCTATGTTAACTAGACCCTCGAAACGAGCAACATCCTTACTAAGAGCTTTCTTGAGTTTCCCCAAGGCAGCATCTCTCAGCGCATCATCTGTTGGTACAGGGAGATGGCCAGTAAAAGGGTGACATTCACGATAACCGTAATAGTCAAAATCGCACTTAGCAAACGAATCGTATTTCTTATTCGTCGTGCGAGCGATCCCTTCACGAAGTATTTCATAGTAGATTGTGGAGTACGCCGTTGATGCATTCTGCATATTGGCGATCTGCACTTTGTAGTCTTTATTTTCATAGCCGGTCGTACTTACAGGGACAGAAGTTAGAAGACGCTGACGGGTGTCAGCAGTGTATCGTGGATTACCAGTTAGGTAATTATATTCACGTACGTAATTTCTTTTAATTGTGTATGATGGTCGATGAGACATGATGACTACCTATGATAAAACGTGGGACTAGACCTGGATAAGGTCAGTTGCGCTACATAGTAGTGAATAAAATCCACAACAGCCAGTAGGGGCCTGATAAAAACATCTTACGTACAGTGACAACTGTATGTTTTTATTCCGAAAGGAAGGATGTCAACCCCTTTGCACAAC